CCAAAATCTAAGGTCACGGACTAAACTTAGCTGTTTATTCCTATCCTTCGGAAAGTAGGGATTCGGGGACCCAAATCCATTTGAGCCTCGACATCGAGCAACCACTCCTCACATCGTTCCGATCTTCTGGAACTGGAGTGTATTCTCTAGGTCTATAAGCCATACGCTCAAGCTTTAAAGCGTAGTTCAGATCATCTGGGCCGCGTCGGGTGCGAGTACACATATCTTGCACCTTGTACTCTAACCAGTAAGGCCCCTGCGTATCGGGTTTTGTTGTCCCGGGCAGGGCGTACCTATAATGGCGTCGAGTTTTCAAATGCGGATTCCAGACCTGTGCAGCGTCAGTCAACACACCGTAATTCTCGTTTCTAGAGAATACGACTCCGGGATAAATACTCCGGAGCGCAACTAGTAACGAACGGCGCGTTTGTTTGTAGCCGTACGCTCCTAGCTGATTGACTAAGCTCACAAACCCTTTGAACTGCCCTTCACCGTCTGAAGAGCCGGAGCCATCCTTGCCGTTGTTGTTGGCAGGGATATCTCGCAGAAGCATATCAAGTTTTCTGCTGAGACGAAGAGGCGTTACATCATACCTCTTCCAAGCTTCGACCCCGCATGATTCACGGAAGACTGCTTCTACACTAAAGGACTTATCAATATTAACCTTAAGTCCCATAGCTTCGAGAAGTCTACACAGTAGCGTAAAGACAGCTACGTGACAGACGATATCGTCGCCGTAAACTACATAGTCGTAGTCTACGCCCTGGTTCCGCTGTACTGCTTGTATTGCGGCGCTAAGTATTATGCACATGACAGGAAAGCAAAGAGCGCTTCCCATCGGCGCATGTTTCTTTAGCAACCTAGTTTGCCCATCTGGCATAGTAACCCATTTAGCCCTGCAGTAGTCTATAATCTGCAGGAGATCGGGTACCAACGCGAAACAGTCTTGTACGACACTCCAGCGTATAAGGTCTGAAGCATCGCTAAGATCTATTGTAGCGAATTCGCCGGACAGTGCCCCTAAGGAGGCTAAATCACGATTCTTCTGCTGATCAAACAAGTTGATATGAAAAGCAGGTCTGCGAGCCATAAAGTTCTTAAGTGAATCGGCTACCAGTTTTTGTAGCCAAGCTCGCGTCGTTTCCTCCATTGATATGCCACGTCGCTTATCTATTCCTTTAGGTACTGTTGTGTACTTAGCGGGAACAGTATCGCAAGGTAGCCCTGAATCCAGACCAAAGAACATCTTGATCTGACTCCAGGCCAAGCTCCTAGCCCACGGAAATAAATGTGGGTTGATACCGATTACTCCGAACCAAGAGAGAACTCTGGCCATTTCGTCGGTCGGGGTGATGAACTTGGACTTTTCAGCAGTACCGCGGTGCTTGTGCACCTCTGCCGTAGCACCATAACTGTGCTGGTACGACATAGTCCCTACTGGGTCGTATCCGCTAAACCATTTTCGGATTATTTCCTGAATGGCTGGCAGGTATTCATAGTAGAGATCGCCCAATGGTTTATCCATTGAATCCTCGTTTTGAAGGTATTTTTCGATAGCTTCATCTTCGAAAGCCTCAGTTCCGTCAAGGAGCTGTAACCTCAACAGGAAGTTGCACAAAGTATTAACGTGCACAAGGAGACTCTCTTCTTGAAGCCTCGCACACTCGTATAGCAGATGAAACATAATGCTATACAGAACGTGACAGCCCTTCGTAAGTACCAAGGATGACCGCAGAAATTTCTTTATACTGCGATCGCTACCGTTACCAGGTAGTCTACGGTACGTAGCAACTAGCTCCTTAAATATACTGACAACTGAAACAACGTCAGTATGGAGCAACCAACGCATTAAGATCTTCGCGTTGGCGACGGTGCAATTCCGTCTAAGCCAGACTTGCAGCCCGGCATCGCCCGATGTTACGGGAGCCTCAACGAGAAGAGAGAGCCATAAAGAGTAAGAAACTATAACTCTTCTGGTATCCTCCTCTGTCAAAGTTTGACCCATTCGTCGAACTCGACGGTCGCAGCTTAAATTCAGCCACTTCTCGTATACAGAAAAACAACGAGCGGTATTTTGCATAGTAGGCCTCCTTTACGATGGTCTATCAGGCAGAGTATTGGCGCCCTTCATCAACTCTACTAAACGAGCTTTAGTATCAGCTCCATTGTAGAGCCAACTCTGGTGACGCTTGATGAAAGCGAACACATCGTCGTCTGTTAAGAACGGCGAGTAAATCCACGATAAAGATGTGGTTGCGGCCACTGGCAAGTCAACCCAGGTACCAGTTGTGTCGTTCCAGACACGCATGATATCTGTGGTGCGGTAGAAAATCTTACCGCCTTCCTTGCTTGGTGCCCAGTACGCGGGATTAATTTCATCCCTATTTGCGTACATGTTCGCAATCTTAGAGCGAGTTACCCGGATCCGCTCAGGCTGGTCTGTCGGCGAAGTAACATTGCCGTACCAGTCATGAGAGCCACGGGTTCGCTTTGTCTCGTCCAACTCCGACTGCGTCGGAGCGACCGGTGCAAAGTCAGCCTTGTAGCTAAGATCGTAAAGATTTATAGCTAAGGGGTCCGTGCTGAAGGGGACAGTATCAGTCCATCCCCAGGATTTGGTATAGGTTACACTCATATGTGTACCTCCTTTCTTGGTGGCCCGTTCGTTCAGAAAATCTGTTGAACTACTAAGGCTCCGGCTTCAATAATATGATCCGCCGGGTTAACAGTTACATCGGTTGGAGGAATCGGTAGGAGTGGCGACTTTTGCGCAGAACGAGCGTAGTATTTCAGCTCAACTTGCGCATCGGTAGCTTGTCCTACATGAAGCTTAATCGCTTCAGACACATCCTTCCGACTGGTCCAGCTCCTACAGCAACCAAAAACATGGTGCTTCTGAATATAGTTCAGGGAGTCTACGGCTTGGAAGAAATCCCCAAGCTTAGTGAACCAATCGATAACGAAGGAATAGGGTACCATGTCCCACCCGTTTTCCAGTGTCGGCACGACATCGATTTGATAAAGAAAATCGGCGTTGACGCTAATACTGGGAGTGGAATCATAATAACAATGGTACCTGCCTGTCCCGCCAAGTCGACCGAAGTCGGCCGGGCTCTCCATCGTTGCAGAAACTCTTGCGATAAATCCAGGCAAGAGCCATGAATCCTCGGAGTCTAAGAACTCTTCGGCATCACGGTACATAAGACTCGTACCGTAATGATGTCCAAGGTACAAGCTTGATACAATCTTGGATAGTCCGAGCGTTTGCGATAAAACGTTGAAACGCTTAGCTACCTCGGATTGCAAGTAAGCTCGCTTAATTCCTTGGAGACCCTGCACGAGGCTCCTCGCGTCTTCTACAGTGGACCGAATGGCCTGCGATATGGTTAGTGCATCGCGGATAAACGCGATGCCGTTTCCATTCCACAGACCGACATCCTGGTATGCTTCATACGCCAGGACGTTCCAATTGATATTGCTTTGGAACTCGGTTCCGTAGACAAACGACAGAGGGGAGAGGGACTGAATCGACCTGCGGACTTGGTCAGGGTCGCTTGGGGCAAGAGTTATCTTGTTTACCAAGTTTGCCTTTCCATAGACCGAATCGAAGCCAACGAGATCAGTACTAAATTCGATCTCGCCTTTTCCGACTAATAGCTCTATATCGGAAATTTCAGAGCTACTGATACTCCCCGACGCGGGGAAAACCCTAACGGAACCTGCTTGCTTCCTACTACCGGTTACATCGATATAGCTTGTAATCGCATATGTAGGTCCGTATGCAGTATGAGTAACTACATACGACGCATAGTAAGGTCTCGCAATACTGTGTTGCTGCTCCACACAAACTACGGTTACCAGTTTCTCGACGGCAAAATGCTTGTCATCAAGCGGATAGCTGCGGACTTTGACCGTTATAGTCTCGTCATACAGCTTACCTAAGTACTTCGTAGTGTGTTTTCCTACTATAGTACCGGCACCTTTCCCTTTAATTACGGGGATATAGTGTCCGTAAGCAGGTTTTGTACCAGACACCAGGTCGGCATAATTATCACTATGCCAAATTTCCTTAATGCCTGGAATGCACGTAATAGTGCCTTGGAGCTTGTAATGCAGTACTGGATTCAAGTGATGAACACGACCCCGGAACTTAAATTCTGTTCCGGTGAGGCCGTAGTCCTCTCCGTCTTCCATATAACTAGGGTTGGTGGTTAGGGACGTTAACGCTGTCCCTGTGGGGTCGATTAGAGCCCCAGCAAAACCGTACGCTCTATACCCTTCTGGTAAGTTATATCTAGTACTTACCGTTTGGGACGTATTGTATACGGCTCCGCCAAGACTCACAGTGGCTTTAAGCATGTGCTTCGTGTCCTCCTTCCTGCCATCAGACC